TATTGTTCGACGTGTTGGCGAGGAACTCGGTGGACCCGTCAAGATCGACCGACTGCAACGCCGCCCCGCCGATGTCGCCGCTGACTTGCTGGATGAGCGTCTGCGCCGAAGCGAGCAGGGCTGGGTTGACCGTAGCGGTCGAAGCGAACCGGGAGTTGAGCCTGACCTCGAAGGGGAACTGGCCCACCTGACCCGTGTCGGTCTGCATGAGCGCTTGGCGGTAGATGTAGCTGAGCCACGTCCCGTCCGTGGGCGGCGGGCTGCTCGTGTCGAGGACGAACGTGTTGAGCACCACGGCCGTGACCATGTGGCGGAACTCGAGGACGTATTCCACCTCGGTGTCCTGCGCCTTCGGGCTCACGACGTCCGCGTCTGCGATCTTCTGCTCGTCGTTCGTTCGGTGTCCCCACGCCACGTCCAGATCGGTAGTGAAGGCGCTCGCGACCGGGAAGCGCACGCTGTCGATCGTCGCGTTGGCCGGGTGGTGAGGCCGGCGCACACGGTCGGTGAACGTGAGCGGCAGGGCCGCCGCGCCTGCGATGTCCAGATCGTCCGCGGTCGTCTCGGACTGATGCTTGACGGTGATCGCTTGGGCCGGCAGGAATACGTCATCCGAGATCGCCTGACCGTCCGAGAACAGAAAGATGCGCGCGCCCGCGGTGTGGGCACGGGCCTTCGTATCCATCAACCCGCGGTGGACGTTCTGGAGGGTGAACGTGCCGTTCAGGTTGTCGATCAGGTTTTCCCAGCCGAAGATTTCGTCCTGCGACCCGTCCGCGGCGGCACCTTCGATGTAGCCGAGGTTGTTCCCGTCGCTGATCTCGGCCGCCCCGAGCGCATCCTCGAGCACCTCGAGATCCACCTCGTCGTCGAAGATCAGGAGATCGCTAACTTCGATGTCCGGGGTTTCCTCGGGATAGTTGTTCACGAGGGTGCCGAATGGCGTCAGCCCGTCGCTCCGGCCGGCGGCGCCGACGAAGCCCTGGCCGTCCGCGACGTCGGTAAACTGCTCGAATTGGATCGTGGGGCCGGACGGCCGAACGGCCACGGACTGCACACGCTCACCCAGAGCCGGGTCGAGCTCGCCCTCCGTGAAGAACGAGAGGTTCAGGAACAGACGCGGTGTCGCGCGTACCTGCTCGATCGTGAATGCCACGGCGGTCGTGTCGATCGGAATCCAGTCCGTCGGGTTCGGGTCGGAGAAGATGGTCTCCGCCAGCCGGAAGACGTCCTGCACGCAGTTGAGCTTCACCTCGCCGTTCAGCAGATCACCGAAATCGACGATCATGACGCGGAGCACCATATCGACCAGTCCGAACTTCGCCCACGAGAAGCGAATCACATCACCCGGGCGCAGCGTGGCACCCTCGCGGTTTACCGTAAGGACGACCTTCGGGAACGGGAAGCTGAACGCCAAGAGCTCGCGTTCGGCAATCTCTCGGGCGTTTGTGGGGTGTGCCACACCGGGGTAGTTGAAGTCGGCCCGGGCTTCTTGCTGCTGGGTGCGGAAGTTCGCGGTATCCTGTGCCATCGCGCCGGTGTCGATGAACTCTTTCGTGCGATCGGTGTATCCCAGGTTGATGTGGTTCTGCGTCTCCGACCACGAGTGGCGGCTGAACGAATCCACGTTGATGATGTTCGTCTCGTCGAAGATCGGCAGGCTGGGGAAGCTGAAGTCGTTGCGGATCAGCTTCAGCGTAAACTGCCCGCTAGGGTTCTCGAAGAGAACGGCGTTGCATTGCCGCAGGATGTCCTTGATGATGTCCTCGGCGGGCCGGATTGTATCCACGATCTGTGACATCCCGTTGCCTTCAGAAGCAAGGGTGTCACCCGCCGTGACGAAGCTGGCGGTGTCGATTCTCGAGATGTCGAGGGCCAAGCCGAAGACGACACTCGTCAAAATCTCGAAGATGGCCTCAGCCGGGTTGGCGTCACCGTCACTCACGGTGCCCCGGATGATATGGCCGTCGCCGGCTAGTCCGAGGTTGTCCGGGAACCGGGTCACGCGGAAGATGTAGGCGCCGATAGAGGTAGACTCGCCCACCTCACCTTGCTCCCACACCGCGTGCGCGAGATCGACGTAACCGGGGATGAGCGTGGCGTCCCCGAGACCGGGGCCGCGGGTGATCAGGTAGGGATCTTCGATCTGGTTGGGCCGCCCGCCGTAGATTCGGAAGGTCCCGCGAACGCCGCCGCCCTTCTCCTTGCCCCCGAGCAAGCTCGGCGCGTTGATCACGTAGTCAACCCCGGTATCACCGAAGGGACCTACGACATCAGTCGAAGCCTCTTTGTCGCTGATCTCGAGCCGGACCACGCGGTCGATCGGCCCGTAGCAGAGCAGGAGGTGCATGCCGACGAAGTAGCGAAACCCGACGGTGACCTTCTTGCTGCTAAACCCGCTCTTGACCTTGCGGGTGATCTTGATGATTTTCAGATCGCCGTACCAGATCACGTTGGGGCCGCGGATGTCGGTGGTGCCCCACACGATCGGAATGGCGCGGGTTTCCACGGCCGTTGGGAATTGGAAGTCGCCAAGACTCTTGGGCTGTGCATTCTCGAAGGCCGGCTTGTTCATGAACAAGGAGACCACGAAGAGCACGATCTGGATGATCAGCATTATGAGAGCGAACAAAGTGGGGGTCCCTCCTATGCTTCGACGCCGACCGTGAAAGGATTTTTCCGGGGGACGTAAGGAAAGCCGCCGTACTGTCGCTGGTTAGCGAACTTGACACGGCAAGTAGGAAACTGGTGATCGCAGCCCGCGAACAGGGTGAGTGAGCCGCCGACACTGACCGTGGCGAACGGGATCAAGATCACGACGGTCGCGATGTTCCCGCCGACGTCGAGCACCTCACGGGCCATTCGTCGCTCGAGCACGCCCCGCTCGAGCAGACCGCCGTTGAAAAAGGCCGCGTCCGCCGTGAGCTGCGCCGAGAGCTCAAGGCTGGTATCAAGGATGATGTTCGAGCCGCCACTGACCGTGATGGTCACGCCGTCACTCGAGATTGCGGTGACCGTGACTCCCATGCTGAACTGGGTATCGACCACTTGGCAGCGTGAGTCGTAGAGGATGTGGTTGCAGAGGTTACGGCTCGTCTGCTGCGGGATCGGGCGGGCCAAGATGGACCCGAAGGAGAGGATATTGACGAGTGCCTCGTTGCCTGAGATCGCGACGTTCGTCACCTTGCCGCAGAAAATCTCTTGGACTTCCGGCGTCGGCGTATCCGTCGAATGCAACCTGAAAAGCTGAAACGTGTCCTGGGTGGCCGGCAAAGTCGCGATGTACCGGACGACGAACGGGTCGTCTACGGGCATCTTGACGACCACCTGACGTTTTGAGTCGAGCGTTTGTACGTCGTCAGAGCCCCGCGTGATCGCGTTGGGAGTGTAGGTCTCGGCCTGGAAAACGACGTCCTGCTGCCCGGACGTGTAGGTAAAGGTGTCCTCGAGGTTGGAGAACCGGAACAGCTCAATCGGCTGCGCGTCTTCTACGGACTCTTCTTGTGTTAGAAAGCTCATTGTTTCACTCCAATGACGGGGACTCGCACGGACAGATTGTCCCTGCGTGCGTGATTGAGGGTGATCTTATCAGATCCGAACCTCGAGCGAATGAGATAGCTGATGAATCGGACGTCCGCGGCATTGACAGTCTGGCCCAGTGAGGGCGTGAAGCTGACGATCTCGGTGGGCTCCCCGCTCGGGCCGCCGGTCTCGTCGAACGTGACGCCGGTGATCCGGCGGAAGAACTGGGTGCCGTCATTCAGGAGGATCATGAACGAGGCGAACGGCTCCTGCTGGGCGATGAATCGCTCGTAGTCAACCGGCTCCGAGGAGAAAGTCAGCGCGCCCGAGGTGATCGAGGCGTTTTGCAGGAGGAAGTCGTTGCGGAACGTGGGGAACCAGAAGCTCCGTTGCTTCCCGCGAAGGGCGTAGAGCAGCTTGCGCAGATCAAACGAGTCCTGGGCGGTGACCGTCTCGAACCCCTTGCGGGATGCGAACTCGACGACGGTGCGCCCGAAGATGGCTTGAAATACGCCGCTCTTCGTGTCGAACAGGTCATACTTCCGCGCGACACTCTCCTCGACCGTCGTGTCTATGAAGTTGAACCCGGTGAGAACCGGCAAGCCGTCGAAGATCGTCAGGTTAGCGTCGATCTCGGCCAGATCAGCCACGGCTTCGGAGAGCCACTCGACGCGCGCTCTCATGACGTTGTTCTGCGTCATGGCCCACTTGATCGGGTCCTTGCCGAGCATGATCTGGATCGGCAGCACTTCCGTGCCAAGCACCGTGTGCGCCTGTTCCAGCGGGCGCTCGAGGACGATCTGATTCGCGGAGAGGCCGCCGATGCCTACCTGAGCGATCTCGAAGTCGAACTCGCTCCGCCACAAGATCACGGACTCGGCGTCATCGGCCGTGCTGTCCCGGAAGTCGGCGTTCGTGGTATCCACCTGGATCACCTGATCGCCGGGGCTCAAGTCCGCCAGAAGCGGGCGGCCGAAAGTCCAGACCGGGATGGCGAACGAGCGGCCCGCCTGCCCTGTGACGTTGTTACGGAAAACGGCCTGCGACCGCTCGTCGGTGATCAGATATTCCAGTGCGAACTGCTGGCGGGGCAACTTCCGGTCGCGGATGCGGAACTCGGACCCGTCGAACACCTCTAGGACGTCCGTCTTCCACTCGAGCACTTCCTTGATCGGCCTCTCCGGGCAGAACGCCAGAGTGACGACGCGCGTGCCGGTGATCGTCAGGACGGGCGCATCGACCGTGAAGTCGAAGGTGAAGGTCGCGTTGATCGCGGCCGGGCCGTCCTCTTGGATCGTGAACGTGTAGATGAACGAGCTCGTCTCGGGGAACACGGCCGGCGGGGCGCCCGGGGGCACCGGCTGCACGAGCACGATGCCGGTATTGCCCGTTGGGGTGATCGAGTCGAGGGTCTGTGGGATAAAGAAGGCGTTCCACACCTCGACGAGCAGCACTGTCTCCGCGAGCACGTTGCCCAGCACGGCGTTGAGCGGGATCAGATGGATGCGCCCGTACAGATCCGTCTCGTAGCCAGGGCATAGGAAGCCGTCGGCATTGAGCAGCACCGCGGGTGGAGCCGCCGGCCCCGGGGGCGTCGGGAGATTCGCGAAGATGACCTCTTCGTCGAATACCCCAGAGAGGGTCTCGCCCGGGCTGTGCGCGAAGGGCGTAGGGGTGGGCTGGTACGGCGGCGGAAAGGGTAGTCCCGTGCCGATAGCCGGGGTGATCCCACGCTCGGACGACGTGACCGGAGGGGTGATGAACTCGCCAACGGTGTTTACCCCGCCGACTCCGCCCGGCTCAACCCAGTCAATGATTGTAGTTGCCACCGCGGGCTCCTAGATCGTCGGGCCGACCTCTCGATAGGCGTACCCGGCCATGTTCGAGTCGTTGTTCGGGGCCGGCCCCGCTACGTTCGTGTTTGCGTAGGCCGAGGATGTCGTAGAGATTCCGTCGGTTGTCTTTCGATGGACCGGGAAGATGTGCCACGTATCGGACCCGAGGGTGATCGTCTCGCCCGGCTCGCGCCCGTCCATTGACACCAGACGACAATCCGGGATATGCCCGGCGAGCTTCCAGTTCGTCGAGATGACGGACGGTGTGTCGTTACTCCAGAACGGGCAGAGAATCGGCGAAAACGGAGTACGCTGGTTGAACTCATTCAGGCCGCCTTCATAGACGCCGGCGGGAAGCGAGGACCCACTGCCCTGAAAAAAAGCAAACCAGTTCATCTCTCGCCATCCGGGCGATCCGCTCGTGAAGGCGTTGTCGAACCGGAACCATTGCGTCCCTCGAGTCGTTGGCGGGGCAAACTGCCCGGGCCATTGAACCTGATTTGCGTTCTCGGCATACGACGCGGCGGTGTATTGCCCGCCGGTGAACGTGCCGGCCTTCTCGATCGTACCCATCCACATATGGAAGTAGACACCCGCGGTTCCTTCGACGACCACGTGGAGATAGCGGCCGGCACCTGTGGCGCCCTCGAACAAGAAGAACTGCGTATGCGGGCCGACAAAGCCCTGGTCCGTCGTGGAGAACAGGCCGTTGCCCATCACGGAGAACGAACCGGCCGTGCCGCTCGAGTCGGGGCTGCCGGTATGCGCAAAGAAGCTCGCGCCGATGCCGCTGTCGGCCGTATGCGGCTGCATCTGGACGTTCGCGTCGTTCGACGGCGAGTTGTCTGGGATCATGCTGTAGAACGTCCCGACGGCCGCCGCGGTATCCTCGATCGTAAGCTGCGTGCCGGCCGGGTCACCCCCGGCGCCGTTTGAGCGGATCACGGACCACGGCGCACCGACCGTGGTGATGAAGCTCGAGATTTGCGAGACGAGGTTCGCGGGGCTAGTCGAAACTCCTTGTCGGAACGACATACCTGTTCTCCTTATGCGAGTTCCAGCGCCCAGAAATCATCGCGCTGCACCTGGAAGATGTCATTCACGACGAGATGATCCGTGCCGCCGATGCTCAGAATCGTTTGGGGCGAGTTATTGAATCCGGTAACCTGGAAGCACCCATCTGCCACGCCAAGCGCCTCGCCGGTCAGGGGGGCCGTAACTTGTCCTATGCTCACGTAGGTCATGGGCATCAACTGGTGATCGCCGCTGTCGAAGTTCTCGTGACCATCCCAGATGCTTCCAGCCTGGAAGAACGAGCTCCGAATCGACTCGCTAAACGATGTCAGGTTTGACTGCTCCCGTCCGATGCGCCATAGGCCACCCACGTCACGGATGAAACCGTTCTGCGAAGTAGGAAAATGGTGTCCGTGATTGTACTGCGAGGCGACCGAGTTCCACGCCTCCTCGTCGTCTTTCTCGCCGAAGTAAGCGTTCGGGAACGGCCACTCAGCCGGCGAAGCGAACGGAAGAATAGCGCCCTGGTAGAGTGCGTGCATCGTGGTCGAGACAACCCAGACGGCGACATACCGGCGGGAGTTGACCACGAACCAGTATTCCATGTCGTTGTCCCATTGCGCCGTGAACACTTGCGGCCCGACGCCGGGCTGGGTGTCCCAGTCTGCCGTCGGCGAGAACCCGGTGTAGCCGCGCAGGATGAAATTCCAAATCTGCGAGGCAGGGGTCTCTGTAATGGCGATGCCCTGGTAGAACGCCTCGGAACCGTTGCCCAGACCGTGCCAGATCAACGCACCCTCGGTGCCGATGGTGCTCCGGTCGAGGAGATCCACGAAGCCACCGCCCGCCGTGGTGAATGGGCTCCAGCGGTCGAGCACCCACTGTTCCGACTGCCCGGAGAGCGCGCCGATCGTTACCGGGATCGTCCATACGTCCGCGGCCACGAAGGGCGTCGCGCCCGCAGTGATCAGGAACGACAGGAGCGAGGTGATCGTGTCGCCCGTGGTCGTGTAGTTCGTTCCGACCACGCCGGACGGCTGCGCGCCCGAGACGGTGCCCGAGACGTCGAAGGCCGTCGCGCTTGTGAAGGTGATCGTCCAGCTCTCGGTCGGGCCATCGACGCCCGAGTCGAGGTCGTCGATGGTCCCGTCGCCCGTGCCCGCGTAGGTCACGGCGCCGATGACCGCCTTGCCGGCCCCGAAGGTCACGAGGGTGCGGTAGAGCGCGCGGTTGCCGTCCTGATTGACGACCTGATTCGTGTTCTGACGCCAGACCGAGGCCGACGTGTTTGCGTTTACGAAGGGCATTAGGTCAGGATCTCCTTCAGCCGACCCTTGTTACGTTGGATAACATTCATGATCGACTGCTCGCCCTCGCGGGTCGAGATGGCTTCGGGGATCGACTTCGCGTCGTCCACATTTGTGATGTTGACGTTGATCTCGGGCATCTGGGGCGTCATGCCTTGCGCGAGCGCGGCGTTGCTAATCACTTCGCCCGTCTGGCGCGGGGTGAACAGTTCCACGCCGCTCTCGCCAACCGTGAAGGTCTGGCCGAGCTGCTGAGGGCCGATGAGGCCGCCGCTCTGAAAGCCACCCGCGATACCGGCGAAGGACGAAATGAGACCGACAATATCGCTGCCGCCGCCCATACCGCCGCCGCCGCCGCCGCCGCCGCCGAAGAGTCCGGCAATTCCGCCAGCTACTTCCTTCGCGAGCTTCGCGATCAGCTCGCCGAAGCCCTTCACGTTCGTGCCGATCAACTCGAGGAAGTTCTTGGTATTGCCGTCGTTGCCCAGCCCGAGGAATCCCGTGACCTTCTCGAACCCACCCTTGAGCTTCTCGCCCAGAGGGCCGAAGTTCTCGGTGAAGAATCCCTTCACGCGGTCGAAGCCCGCGGTGAACTTCTCACCCAGTGTCGCGAAGAGACCCTGCTGTTTCAGGTCCGCATCCTTTGCAGCGTCCGTCATCACGGACGTCATCTCGAGCTCGCGCTCGCCAGTCTTCTCGAAAAGGGCGCCCAGACCGGGATCTTCGGGGGCGAGTGTCACGAAGAACGGGTTCGCCTTCGTACCATCAGAGAGCGCGGCTGCTCGTTTACCTTGCTCTCGCCGGGAAACCTCTTCTCGTGCCCCGGTGAGCAATCCCGTTTGAATGCTAAGACCTCCGGCTTCGGCCGCCGCGCCGAAACCACCCGTTTGCGCCTTTCCCTCTCCCGGCTTGAGCGTCTTTTCAAGCCGCTCGCCGAAGAATTGCTTGAAGAAACCGCCGACACCGCCGCCCTCTTCCGCGCGCTGCTGGAAAGCGCGGATGGCCTGAAGCGCGAGCAGCTTCAGCGTGATCTTCTGGATCTCGAGGATGATGCTGGTGGCGAACGACTTGAAGTTGAACTCGCCCGTGCGGGTGAACTCGTTGATGGCGTCGAGACCCTTCTCAAACGTACCGGAGATCAGATCGGAGACGTTCGAGAACGTCGAACCGAGACTATCCTCGAATCTCGTGAAGCCGTCGATCGCGCCCTGGATCGCGGCGTCGGTTGCGCTGAGCGTATCGTTCTGACGCTTGATCGCCAGAACCGTATCCATAAACTCCCTTTTCAGACGGGCTTCGGCTGATGCGAGCTCATCAACACTGATCTTCGCAGCGGTTGCCGCAGCACGTAGCTCGGCAAGCTTTTTCGCGTTGTCGATTGTCGCCTTCCCAACCGCGTCCGTCTCAGCGGCCAGCTCGCGGAACGTGCGCGTAGCAAGGAGATTGCTAATCTCATCTACCTCTTTCAGAGTAATCAGCCCTTTGATTTGAGCAGCGTTCAGCTTGTCAAGAGTCTTCTGAAAGCTCAGCGCGGCGGCTGCGGCTGCACTCGTCTTGGCGAGAATGCTGGCAAGCGCTTTGGCTTCCTTAGTCAGTCCGCCGGTCAGTCCTTCCACACCTTCGGCCACTCTGCCGGTTGCTTCCGCAAGCTTCTGAGTTTCCTGTTCGGCGAGGATGATCGCCGCGCGATGCTTGACGGCCGCCGCGGTGAGATCCGGGAAGGTCTTCGCGATGAGATCGGTAATGACCTGGAGCTGGTCCTTCGCGAGTTCGGTTTTGAAGATTTCGGCGACGGCCGCACCGAATCCGCCCGAGGCATCCTCGAAGGCGGTCCCGAAGGCGCTAGCCACAATGCCCGCGGCGCCGGAGAAGTCAAGCTTTCCGATTCTGGCAAGAGCATCGGGAATTGCTCGAATGGCCGCGACGATTCCCGCGCCGATACCCTTGAAGACGTCACCTACCCGGGTGCCGAACAGCACGGCCGTCTTGAACGTGGCGGTGAACAGACCGATGAAGATGTTGAAGAACCCACGGATGACACCGACCCCATCGCCGTTTTGTCCGAAGAACGTAAGGAACTTGTCCGCCAGCTTGAAGAGGGCCTCCCTCGCGAGAGTAAAGGCCGCGACAAAGAAGTCTTTGATCTTGACGACCTCGCCGCCCACTTCGACGGTTTCGTTCCGCACGCCGAACAGGAGAGCCAGGAAGGCGCCGGCGGCTGCGAGGATCAGACCGAACGGGTTACCGAAGGCGATGGCGAGGAGGGCCACGCGGGTCGCCTTGAGTGCTTTGATCAGGCCGGTCCTGAGCAGGCCGATCATGTTCTTGATCCCGCCGATCGGGCGGCGGAATGAGAGTAGAGCCACCGCGCCCATGCGAAGGAAAGACGCGGTAGCCGCGGCAATCGCGACGACCATCCGTTTCAGCGCGCTGATCGTGCTGGCGACTGTGATCCTCCTGAACGACGCAAGGGCGGCTACACCCATCGCCTTGAACCGAGCGCCCGTCGCAATGACAACCGCGCCAAGGCGCTTCAGGACCGCGCCTACGCTGTCGATCGCACCGCCCAGCCCACGGCCGAATGCTTTCTTGGCGGAAACCCCGACCGAGACGAATCTTTGCCCCACGGAGGATAGAACACCGGGAAGATTCCTAAGGGTATTGCCCACACCGACGACCGCGTTGCCCAGAGTTCTGAAAGCCCGTTGGCCTACCGAGGCGACAGCATCGAAGCCGGCAGCTACTTTCGAGGTGACGGCCCCGACGTTGATAGACGCCAGTGATTGCAGTGCGGTAGTGGCGAGAAATGCGAAACCCCTAGCCGCGCCTCTAACCGCGACGTCCATGCCTTTCAGCCCGAGGGCGATAAGGTTCAGCACTCGGGGAAGCGCTTTCGCGATGATCGTGTCAAAGATGGCTGCGAGGCGGGCGAACCGAGCCACGACGGCTTGGATTATGAAGCCACCGAGGATCGTGCCGAGAATCTCGAGGGCGGTGTTCAACTTCTCCGTATCGACCGACAGGCGAAGCAAGCCTTGCGAGAGACTGATGATCGTGTTGACGATCGCCTTGCCGGCACCCGTGGCCTCGAAGACGCGACCGACGAAAATAGTCAGCGAGTTATTGAGGACGGTGAACGCTTGGCCGATAGTCGGGGCGACTCTCGCGAACCGAGCGTCGATGACCTCGGCTTGGGCCTCAATCGCTCTGACGACCAGATCCGAAGTCAGCTTACCTTCCGTAGCAAGCCTCTTGATCTCGGACGTAGCGATGCCCAAACCATCTGCCAAAGCCTTCGCCAGACCCGGGGTCTGCTCGAGGACCGAGTTCAACTCCTGCGCTGCCGCTCGGAAGTTGGTAGCGAGACCCTGGCTGAACTGCCGTAGGGCGCCGCCGGCTTCCTGCGCGCTCGATCCACCGAGAATGACTGCCTTCGACAGCAACTCGACGAGGCGCGTAGTGCGCGCCGTAGTAAGCCCGAGTTGGTCTTGGATGATGGAGAGGCGCTGGAACGTAAGTGCAACCGAGTCGAGGCCGATGCGCGTTCGGTTCGCGATCAGGATCAACTCGTTCGTAGTCGCGTTGGCCTCTTCCTGCGACTTGGAATAAATCCGAACCTTGTTCCGTAGGTTCGTGAAGCCATCGGCGAACTGCGAGATTCGCCGGGCCACGCTCGCGAGAGCCAGCCCCCGCAAGAGGCGCGTGGTCGTGCTGAGTTGCCCGCTGACCGAGGAGGCAGCCAATCCGATGTTGCGGACGTCCCGCGCAACGGTTCGAGCGCCCCTTTGACGGACGATAATCTCGAGAGGTTCTGTAGCCACTAGCGCTTCCTCAAGAGTCTAACATCACTCGCAGCGAGACCCGCAGCGATAACCGCCAACCGGACAAACCCGGCGGGCGCTTGTGAGCTCGAGCCTTCATTCAGACGGTTGATGTACGGGACAGAGTTGGTAATGAACGCGAAGCCATCCGTCGGCACTGCCTTAGCAGCGAAGATACCACGAGTGATAGCGTCACTCTCGCTCCCGGCGGCTACAAGGCCGCCGATGCTGGCTCCTGGGAGGACGACTTTCCAGTTGGACCGGGCAAGACCCGGGTGTGGGTCTCTCGGGGACGTCGGAGGGCCACCCACCGGGGTGACGCGGACGAGCGTAACCATAGCTGCGCCGATCGCGTCACGCAAGGCGTCGCCGGAGTTCAGCTCAACGCCCCTTGCGCGCGCGAATAGGTTGCGCGCGAATTGTTTGGGATTTGCCACTCTGGCCTGCCTTCTTCCTCTCCCTGTCGATCTCCGCGGCCTTCCGCGTCAGATACACCTCATCCAATGCCTGCATGATATGCACGAAGTCCTCGTAGGCTATCTCGTCGTCTGCGAAGCCTTGCTGCCGCGCAAACTGGTCGAGAGCAAACCACGGGATAGGGCCTACACCGCCCTGGCTGATCTGTCGGCATGTGGAGAGGAGCTCGAACGCATGGAACATTCGGAGTTGATAGGGATCGGTGGGAACGGGTGCGTCCGCGATACTCTTGGGAATGGGAGCGCCTCTTTCCTTGGCGGCGTTTACGATTTTCTGGGCGCTAGGCCCGTATTCGACTCGCCAGAGGAGGAACTCCCTGAGTCTTTTGCATCCATCTCCCGGGTGTCTTGGATGAAGTTCGCGACCATCTGCGACTGCTGCTGAAGGTCGGTGAACAGATCCGGGTTGGACTCGAGGAGCTCGATGCAATTTTCCACCGTGAACGGAACCGACTTGCCGTCGGCGTCCACGAGATCCCACTCGAGCACGACGGCCTCGGCGAAGGACTCGCGCATGATGCGCTCGGCCACCGCGTCGTCCAGCGTACCCATGTTGATCGCGGCCCGGTATGGGCGGATCTTCTTCTCGAAGAGGTTGCGGAACTTCTTGTTCTGGCCTCCGGCGCGAGCGACAAGGAACTTGCCGTAGTCGCCGTAGTCAATCCAGATGCCCTCGGTCTCGAGGGTCGCATTCGTTCCGAAGAGTGCCGAAATCGGCTTCACTGCTGCCATTGGGGGTCTCCCTTAGTTGGGCATCACGCCCGCTTGGGGTCAAGTGCCCGGCCCCCGACGTGGGGACCGGGCCTCTGGTGAGTGCGTTCTTACTGAACGCCGTTGAACCGCATGTACTTCGCGGTGTAGTTGAAGTTGGGCTCTCGGATGGCCTGATAGGTCAGCGGGAGCGTAACGTCCGCGTTCTTGCTGGGCACCTCGGGCGCGCCCTCCGCGAACTTGATCCGCGGTGCGTCGATCACGACCACATGCGCCGAGTCATCCTCGAAGCGGATGTCGAACGACGTCTCCGTGTTGTTCACCACGTCGCGCGCCAAGCTGGCGTCGTCGAAGTAGGTGTTCAGGGAGCCCGTCATGCTGAACTCGCCGACGCCGATCTGGACTGCGCCCAGGAAGCCGACGGCGTTGTTCTGCCGCGTGTTATTGGAAATCTCGAAGCTGGCCTCGAGCACGAAGTTGGAGCCCACGATGGGCGCCCCGCCACGCGCGATCCGGCCGACGTTGGAGCTCGAGTTGAGCACCTGTACCGTCTGAATCGAGACCGTGGTCGCGGCGGCCACTCGGCCCGCACCATCCACGGCCGGAAGCTGATCCGGCACGCTCGCGGGAATGGTCGCGTCCGAGAAGAACGCATCCTTGCCCGAGAAGGTGAAGACCATCGTGACGATAGCCTGGGGCTCCGCCGTGATGACCAGCCCATCCACGACCATGCCGCGGAAATACTGGAACGTGACCGGCGTGTGATCCTCGAACTCTTCCTCGATCGTGTAGCTCTGGAAGAGCGCGCCGTTGATCAGGCGCTCGCCGAGGAAGATGTCCACAGCGCCCGCGGGTGCCTCCGTCACCGAGCCCACAGGCACGATGTCGAAGGTGAGCAGGTTCGTGGTCGGGTCGAGCTGGAGCCGGTAGAAGTCGTTGTTCGCCGGCGTAGCCGAGAACCCCGTCAACTTGATCCAGTCGCCCTTCAAGAGCCCGATGGTCGTCAGGTCGAGAATGGTCGAAACCAGCGTACCCGTGCTGCCCGAGATGGTCAGATCCAGATCGCCAGCCGCGCCACGCCGACCCACGACGTGCAGGCGCGCGCCGAGCGGAGGCGTTGCCTCTGCTACGACGGTGGACGATGGGAACGAGGTGTTCGACGGGGCGCCATCCACGATGTGAAAGGCGTTGTTCCCGGCGACAGCGAAGCCCTCGCCGCGCAGGATGTCATCCACGACGACCGTATCGCCGTTATCCAGCACGGTGAAATCCACGCCCGCGTTCGCGGCCGTAATCTCCGTGGCAACCTCGTCGTTGACCCGGTTCACCCGCTCTTGGAAGAGGTTGAAGAACGCCCCTTCGAGCAGGATGTCATGAACGCGGAATGCGAGCTCCGAGTTGATGTCCCCGGCCGCCTCGCCGCCGACCAAAGGCAGGTCGTCGATCTGGCGATCCGAGCGAATCTTCTCGGAGACCGTGGTCTCGGGCGCAAACGCCAAGCTGGGCGCGCCCGTGTAGCAGAGCTCGCGAAGGTTGGGAGCCGTCGGAACGACGCCGAACGCGGACTCTTTCGTAGCACGCAGTGCTACTCGATTTGTGTCGGACATTTTCTGTTATCTCCTATGTCACGTTCGGTCGAACGTGAAGGCAACCTCCACGTTCACTTGATGGAAGGTTCCGTCGGGACCTACTTCCCGCTGCCCAATGTCACGGAACCAGATGTTTCCGATCGCGCCTGCGTCCTCGAACGCCTCCACGAGCGAATCGGCGATCTGGTCCGAAATCAAAGTCCCGTCGCCTATCGGAACAAACACTTGAACGAACAGCATGCCAATCCGCCGAAAGCGCGCGTTGGCCGAGCCCAACGACGATCGAGTGCCGTCAAAGTTCTGAATGCTGAGCCTGCCCCAGACACTTCCGTCGTCCGGGGGGTTCTGATTGAGGTTGTCGTAGAACAGCGGGGGTGTCGGTGAAATCGCAGCGACCGCCGTGTTCCACGCGGCTGTCGCGAAGTTCGACAGATCGTCCCGCGCGGCTTTGTAGGTGGCAGCCATTAGTTCGAGATCCTCACGAAATAGCCGACCAGCGTTGGCCCGGGCTGGATCTTGTTCACCTGGGTAATCTGCCAGAGCTTCGAGCCATCCACAATCGTCGCTTCGATGTCGAGCTCGAAATTCAGGCCCTTGCCCGGGATCATGAGCAGCCGGTCGATCTCGCGATCAAGCACCGTCCGCTGGTCGGGCTGGCCCGGCAGCATCAGGAGCAAGTCCCGCGAGTCGTTGTCCAGAAAGACGCCCTTCGTGGGGGTGTCGGTCGTCTCGATCGTGCTCCCGAGGTGTGGGTTCGCCGGGTCTTTGAGCGTGGTCCCGGTCTGCCGTCGGATCGAGATCGCACGACCATTCTTGCGGACCAGCTTGTCCATGAGCTCGACGAAATTCTCGTGGATGGCGGCCACGGGCTTACTTCCTCGTCGCGCGGTCGGTTGTCACATTCTCGACGAGACCACTCTGCCTGATGATGGTATCGGGCACCGGGTAGCGCCGCGTGGTGCGCGTCCCGCGGGAATCGCTGTACCGAATCTCTTCCTCGAGCGGCCCGAGCTTCTCGCGCGTCAGCTTCACGAAGCGGCCGGCGTCGTCCGGGACCGTCGGGTCCGGGAGCAACGGGCCTTCCAGCGCGCGCAGTGCGTACTCGAGCATCCCGTCGATGATCTGCTGGGGCACGGTGTCCGTGACGTCGATCCCGTCCGAGTCGAACAGATCGAAGTCGAAGTTGTTCCGCGGCCAGTCGAGATTCTGGGGGTCGCCCGAGCCGGTGTCTTCGACTGAGATGCTGCCGACGTAGCTCCAGCGGAGATCCGTGTAGAGCGTGGCGTTCACGAGGGCGGTAGCCTTCTCGACGTCATCCGCGTCGGCCCATGCCACGTTGCCGCGTAGGCTGTGGTAGGCGTCCGCGGTCACGAAGAGCGCGTAGGTGTTCGCGTCAACGATGCCCGTGCCGTCTTCGAGGATCAGCTCAGCTTCGGTAGCCATTACTCCAGCCCATCTCTCTTGATGTCGATCTGGCCGAACGCCACGGTCGAAGTTTCGGTGAGAATCATCTCGAGCTCATGGTAGAACGAGCCCTTGAGCGGAGCCGTGTTCGCCGGGTCCAGAGTTACCTCGAGCACGCCGTTCGTCGGGTCCGTAAGCACGATGCCCGAGCCAACCGTCTTCTCACCCGGGGGCGCGAGCACGGTCGAGTTCTTCGCCGTGGGAGTGCTTTCGTCTGTGTCGAGCTTGAACAGGCCCCAACGGAACGCGGCGCCCGTGATGTTGATCACAGCGCCGGAGCCGTCCTTGACGGTGTAGCGGAGGATCTTCGAGTCCCCGCTGAACATCTCGATCAGAGCATTCTGTACGCTCATGGGCAGAGCTCCCCGTCGGCGATCTGGGAGTCCAGAGTCTCCGCGTCGCGTCGAACGGCTTGAAGTTGTAGGGTCACGACGCTCCGGGCGTCCAGCGCGAGGGTGATCTGAGTCATCCCCATGAGATCCTCGCGCGCGATGACCTCGGCGCCCAGCGCCACGAGGATCGCGGCCTGGGCCTCGAGCTTGTCGATCGAGACGAAACACTGCACCGCAGCCCGGGGGCTGAAGAGGAAACTCGTGGGCTCGAAAAGGTCGATCTGCCGCGCGTCAAACAGGAAGGGCGTCGGGCTTAGCACAGGTTCTCTCGCCGGATGATGATGCCGCCGGACGACTGGAAGGTCGCCGCGCTGCCAGTGATCCGGCCGCTCACGTCGTAGAGGTTCAGCCGCCGGAGCTCCCGCTGCGGGGACTTGCACGCGGTATGGACTTCCTGCCAGCCGAGCGTGTCGAGCCCCACCGTGTCCAGGGTGCGCTCGAACTCCTCGCCGGGCAGCGCCGCCGTCACGACCAGAAAGTCGTTCTCGATGCCGAAGTTCGGGATGTCGTACTCGATCACGAAGTAGGCCGGCTCTTCGGGCTTGCCGGCGCCGACCGTCCAGAGGAACGGGTCCGCGGTCGCCACGTAGTGCCCGTCGCCCTGGTCCGTCATGGCCGCTTGCTTCGTAGTCCAGCCAGCCGTTTTGAACGTCAGATCGTTGAAGTCGATGAAGGAGTCCGTCGTCAGCCCGTCGCGGATGGCGAACAGGGGCGAGAGGCCCGAGATGCCGCCGGCGAAGCCGTTGACTGAAATCTGTACCGGGTGGGGCTGCGTGAAGCTCGAGGGGATCGTGATTGAACCCATTACGCCACAATCCTTCTGACGACATCAAGACTGACCAGCGGATCAGACTCGGCGCACAGCGTCAAGTCGAGGGCGACCGCCTGGGTCGCCGCGATCGTTTGCGCCGCGAGGACGGCGTTCTTCTTGGCGAAGAACTCGTCCAGACAAAAGCTCAGCCAGTCGATCACCTTCTGGATCTCTGTCCGGCGGGCCTGGAAACTTCGACCCTGCGCCTCGTGCATGTAGAAGGAAAAGCTCATCTGGACTGGCTGCGGGTAGCGACCGTTCATGAACTCCGTGAACTCTACGCCCAGCTCCGTGATGCGCTCGAGTCGGGCGTCGTCCAACGACACCGCGACGTGCGTGGCGATCGTCACGTCCAGCAGCGCCTCATCGACGATGCTGTCACCCA